GTTGGTCTGTATCAGAACATTCTGTATCAACTCACACTTAAGTAAGGATTTACCATGAAGAAACCTACAATGGCTGACAAGAAGATGAGCAAAGTTATGACTGAGTACAAAGAAGGTAAACTGCACTCAGGTAGCAAGAAAGGTCCAATGGTGACCTCACGTAAGCAAGCCGTAGCAATTGCTCTTAGCGAAGCTGGTAAAGCAAAGAAACGTAAATAATCATGGCTCTCTCAACCTATCTTTCGATAGTGAACGATGTTCTGGTTCGCCTTCGTGAGCCAGCGGTCACCTCTGTCAGTGACAATTCCCTGTCTTCATTGATAGGTAGATTTGTCAATGATGCTAAACGCCAGATTGCTGATGCGTATGATTGGGATGCGTTTAATAGCGCAGTAACAGTCGCTACTGTAGCTAATCAGGTTGGTGGATATAGTCTTACTGGTGCTGGTCGCCGCTTTAAGATTATGGATGTTATCAATACAACAAACTATTATCAGTTAACACCATTATCACACGCAGATCATGACAGCTTCTACTATACAACTTCCTCGCCTGTCAAGACACAACCTACATATTTTACCATGCAGGGTGTTGATAGCAACGGAGATACTCAGATTAAGTTCTGGCCTGTTCCTGATGCTGCGTACAACATTCGGTTCAGTCTGATTGTTCCAGAAGAAGACTTCTCTGCTGATACAGACACAACTAAATTGGCTAAAGAACCTATCGTATTGAATGCCTATGCTCGTGCCTTGGTGGAGCGTGGTGAAGACGGTGGTTTGTCTAGTTCAGAGGCTTATGCGTTGGCTAGGTCTGCTATGTCTGACCTGATTGCTTTGGAGTTGGCCCGTTCACCTGAAAACGATTCTTTCCAGGCAGTGTAATGGCACAGGTACTTTCTTGTTCCAACTGTAAAGAAGAAAAGGATGAAAGTCTTTTTCCTAAAGCAACAGGAAAATCTAGAGGATATGCGTGGGTCTGTAAATCTTGTAAAAAGACTAAAAGAGAAGAAAAACGATCACAAATGCCTCATGAAGATTGGCTATTACAAAATAGAAAATATTGGCTAAAAACAAAATATAATTTGACTTTAGAAGAATATAACGATAAACTTTTAGAACAAAAGCATCAATGCGCTATTTGTTTTGCAGATGAAATAAATGTTTTTAAAGGTTTATTATTTGTTGACCATTGCCATACTACAGGTAAAGTAAGAGGACTTCTTTGCCACCATTGTAACACAGCTTTAGGTAAGTTTAAAGACTCTGAACAAATCCTAAATAATGCTATAAACTATCTGGAGCAACACAAATGAGTCAACAGCTTCAGGCGTTTTCTATAACTGCGCCAGGATTTTTCGGATTGAATACTCAGGACTCGTCCCTTGACTTGGCCTCTGGCTTTGCTTTAGTTGCTAACAACTGTGTGATTGACCAATATGGTCGTGTAGGTGCTCGTAAAGGCTGGACTCCTGCTCACTCCACTCTGGGTGCTTTAGGCACTGCCGATGTTAAAACCATTGCTGAGTTGATTGACAGAGATGGTACTTCCTATACTTTGTGTGCAGGTAATAATAAAATCTTTAAACTTGCTAGCGGTGTTCTTTCAGAAGTTACTTTCAATGGCGTAGGTACTGCTCCTACAATTACTGCTGATAACTGGTCTACTGCTTATCTGGACGGTGACTTATACTTCTATCAGCGTGGTCATGTGCCTATCGGATTTGATCCTGCTACTTCTACGACTACTTATTATCGAGTAGACCAAGAAGCAGGATATAACGGTACTGTCCAACAGGCTAATATTGTTATTACCGCTTATGGTCGTATCTGGAATGCTGACACTACGACAGATAAAGTAACTGTTCAATGGTCTGACCTTAAGAATCCTCATAAGTTTGGTTCAGGTACTTCAGGTACATTAGATACAACAACAGTATGGCCTAAAGGTGGCGATACTATTACAGCTTTGGCTTCTCATAACGGTTTCTTGTTTATCTTTGGTACTCGTAATATTTTGATTTATCAAGGTGCTACGTCTCCTGCCACAATGACTTTGTACGATACTATTGCCGGTATTGGTTGCATTGCTCGTGACTCAGTGGTTGAAACAGGTACAGATGTTATCTTCTTGTCGGATACAGGTGTTCGTAGCATCTTGCGTACAATTCAAGAGAAATCTGCTCCTTTGCGTGATTTGTCTAAGAATGTCCGTAATGACTTGATGAGTGCCGTTAACGGTGAAGACAAAGCAACAATCAAAGCTGTTTACAACCCGATTGAAGGCTTCTATCTTCTGACTTTGCCTATCCTTAAGACAGTCTACTGCTTTGACATGAAGGCTGCTCTACAAGATGGTTCTGCTAGGGTAACCGCTTGGGATTCTATTGAGCCTAAGTCTTTCTTGCAAAAAGCAGACGGAACCATGTTGATTGGTAAAGCAGGATACATTGGTACTTATGGCGGCTATCAAGATAATGGATCTGCATATCGTTTTCAATACTTTACTAATCATACTGATCTTGGTACACCTTCTGTAACTTCTATCCTTAAACGTCTCTCAGTTGTGGTTATTGGTGGTAGTAACCAATACGTGACTATTAAATGGGGATATGACTTTACTAATGACTATTCTGCTTATAATGCTTTGATTCCTTCTCAAGGTGTTTCTTATTATGGAGTAGCAGAGTATAGTACAAGTACAGCTATCTATTCTGGCGGTACTTCATTGCAGACACTTAAGGCTTATCCTGACGGTTCAGGTAAAGTTATTCAAACTGGTTATGAATCAGATATTAATGGTACTTCATTAAGTATTCAAAAGATTGAAATTCAAGCCAAGAACGGTAAGATTGTTTAAGGACTAATTATGTCAAACTATGTAAAAAGTACTAACTTTACCAGTAAGGATAGTCTTGCTGTAGGTAATCCACTAAAGATTGTTAAGGGTTCTGAGATTGATACAGAATTCAATAACATTGCTACGGCTGTAGCTACTAAAGCTGACACCGTTGGTGCTACGTTGACTAACGTAACTCTCACAGGAACTACGGCTGCTCCTACAGCTTCTTATGGTAATAGTAGTACAACCCTAGCTACTACAGCTTTTGTGCAGGCTGCTTTGCAAGCTTTGTATCCTGTAGGTTCTATTTATTCTAGTACTGTAAGCACTAATCCTAACACTTTGTTTGGTTTTGGTACTTGGGTAGCTTATGCTGCTGGTCGTGTCTTGGTTGGTCAGAACGGAACTACTTTTACAGCAGGCGCTACTGGCGGTTCTGCTGATGCTACTTTAGTTGGTCACGCCCATTCAGTCACAGGTACTACCAACGTGGCTGGTAATCACAATCACAGCACTCAGTGGGTAAACTACTCAGGCGGTGGTGGTTCTGGCTTGACTGACCCTGTTAACCCTAACACAGGTGATTATTATATCCCTACCACCTATGCAGGTGACCACAGCCACACAGTTACTGGTACTACTGATACTCAAGGTAATAGCGCCACTAATGCCAACTTGCAGCCGTATGTGGTTGTCTATATGTGGACTCGTACAGCTTAATGACAATTTCCAATACTAAAGGAATTAAATATGTTTGGACTTGATGACATGGTAGCAGGTGCTTTGATTGGAGGTGGTTTAAATCTCCTTGGTGGCATCATGGGTGGCAATTCTGCTCAGTCGGCAGCAAACACTTCAGCGCAAGCTCAGAGGGATGCTGCTGCACAGGCTGCTGAGGCTGCTAAGTTCCGACCAGTGGGTGTTACCACTCGCTTCGGTTCTAGTAACTTCCAGATGAATCCTCAAGGTTATCTTGAAAGCGCAGGCTACACTGTATCCCCTGAGCTACAAGCGTACCAGAATCGGTTGATGGGCTTGGCTAGTGGTGGCCTTACTCAAGCTGAACAGGCTCAGGGACAGTTTGCTCCTCTCACGGGCGCTGCTCAAGGCTTGTTTAATCTTGGTCAACAGTATATCGCTCAGTCTCCTGAGCAAGTGGCTCAAGACTATATGTCTAAGCAACAGGCATTGTTGGCCCCTGGTCGAGAGCAACAAAGTGCTCAATTGTTGAACCAATTGTCTAACACTGGTCGTACTGGTCTGTCTATCGCTCAAGGAGGTGCTCTGGGTGCTTCTAACCCTGAAATGCAGGCTCTGGCTAACGCTCGTGCTATGCAAGACCTTCAGTTGGCTGCACAGGCTCAACAAGCTGGTCAACAACAGACTGCCTTTGGTGCTGGCTTGTTCGGCACTGGCGCTGGTTTGCTGGGTAACTACTACAGTGGTCAAGTGGGTGCGTTGTCGCCGTTCCAGACTAACATCGGCTTGACAAGTACTCTTGAACAGCTTGGTCAGTCTCCGCTGGACAGCGGTGCTCAGTTGGGT